ATGAATTTTTAAATACGATACCAGAAAATTTAGATAGTGATGTCAATAAAAGAACACTCTTAAAAAATGTAAGGTCACTATATAGAGTAAAAGGTACAAGTACAGGTCATCAAGTATTTTTTAGATTGTTATTTGGTGAAGAATCAGAAACAACTTTTCCAAGAGAACAAATATTAAGAGTATCTGACGGTAAATTTAATACAAGTAAAATTTTAAGAGCCATTGGAACTGCTGGAGATACTTCAGATTTAATTGGTAGAACAATTGAAGGACAGTCTTCTGATGCAACTGCTGTTATTGAAAACGTTTTTAAATTTCAAATCGGTGCTGATGAAGTTACAGAATTTATATTAAATGATGATACAATTGAAGGATCATTTACTGTTGGTGAAGAGATACGTGGAACAAAAACTGACGAGAGTGATACTTTTATAAAAGCCAATGTTACAGGTCTACCAAATATACCTACAGTTACAAATGCTGGTAGTTTATATTCTTCAAATGACTTAGTTGCTGTTACAAGTGGTGGAGAAGGAGAAATATTACAAGTCGATGCTGTAGGTCGTGATGGTATCACAGAATTTTTTATTGATGACTCTGGTTCAAACTATGTCATTGGTGATGATTTAACTTTTACAAACACAGGTACAGGCGGCGGTAGTGCATCTGCAAAAGTATCAGTTGTAAACGGAGGATTTACACAAGAAGAAAGTTCGAGTTTAATTGATGACCATATTATATTAGAAGATGAATCTGTAAGAGGTGACTCGTACACAGGAAATAAATTAATACAAGAAACTGCAACAGGCTCTGGTGACATTACAGATATACGTATTATAAGTCCAGGGTTTAGTTATCTATCTTTGCCAACTGTTGAAGTCGATAGTAATACGGGTTCAGGTGCTGTTGTAAAAGTTTACGGGGCAAATATAGGTCGTGTGCAGTCATTAAAGGTTGTGGAGCCAGGAAAAGAACATCAAAATTCGCCAACACCACCTACTTTAAGCCTACCTACAAATATGATTGTAATAGATGTAACAGGCACCTTTGATGAGGGTGAGACAGCAACGGCACTTGGAGTTGATGGCTCTACTACAATATCTGCAATTATTGAATCTTTTGATGATGATAGAGGTCTTTTAATACTCTCTGAAGCAACGGGTGTATTTGGTACAGATGTTACCATTACAGGCTCAACATCAGGAGCGACCGCAATAATTAAAAAATTAGATCAAGCGACAGCGACAACCACAGTTGTATCGATACTTGATACTGCTGGAGTATTTGTAAATGAAGACGGTCATATTTCAGAAAACACAATGAAGATACAAGACAGTCTTGTATTTCAGGACTTTTCATATATTATAAAAGTAGGTCGTTCAATAAATGAATGGCGAGATAGTTTTAAAAAGACAATGCACACTGCCGGTTTTTATTTTGCAGGTGAAGTCAGTATTAAATCAACACTTGATTTACAGATAAGAAGTATTACAGGAGTAAATACTGGTACAAGTTACACACCTATCGCTGGTATTTTAAATACTCTTTTTACAACTATCTTTGGTAGAAGACTAGGAACAATAGATGATGGTACATCACTCAGCGCAAATCCAACTCTTGGTTTAGACCCATTATTTGACACAAGCACAACAAGTGTATTTACACCAAATACACGTGACGTAACACTAAAAAGAGAAAATAATTTAAAATTTTTAGTAAAAGAATTAACATCAATTAGAGATAATACAACTCGTTTTGGTAGAGCAGTTGCCGGACCAAGTTTATTTACTTTAAATAAGTTTCTACTTAATCCAAATTTTTCAAGTCTAGTAACTGTATCGGACGTTGCAAATATTACAATAATAGGTACTCAAAATACAAGTATTGATGGCGAGAATATTATATTTTCTGATTTTTTAACAAAAAATAAAACTAGTTTTGCGATACCAGCTGAAATTGTGGATTTTTCAACAACGGGTGCCGATAGTTTTGATGAAACGATAGCAACATTTGATACAACAACAATCACGTTTGACACTGTGTAATGTGATATAAATATAGAAAAAAGATTTTAAATGGCCAAACAAACAATCAATGTAGGAACAGTTGTAAACGACGGTACGGGTAGTACAATTAGAGCAGGAGGTCAAATTGTAAATGCTAACTTTACCGAAATCTATACCGCAATAGGTAATGGCACCACTTTAAACATTGACACTTCAGGTGCCACAGCAAGTCAAGTCTTAATATTTGATGCAGCTTCATCAAAATTTATACCAGGCACAGGTTCAGGTGGTATATCCTCTCTTACACTTGCCGGTACTTCAGGTACCTCTCAATCAATTACTGATGGTAATACAATTACAATTGCTGCCGGCACAGGTATATCAACAACAGCAGGTGCTACTGACACAATTACGGTGGCCGTTGATAATACAATTGCTACGCTTACAGGCACACAAACTTTAACAAATAAAACTTTAACAACTCCAGTAATTTCTAGTATCTCTAATACTGGAACATTAACTTTACCTACTTCAACAGATACATTGGTTGGTAGAGCAACAACTGATACTTTAACAAATAAAACTTTAACGAGCCCAACTTTAACAACTCCTGCCTTAGGAACACCAAGTTCAGGAACATTAACAAACTGTACTAGTTTACCAGTTTCAGGAATTACTTCTTCTACATCTACAGCATTAGGTGTTGGAAGTTTAGAATTAGGCAACGCTTCAGATACAACATTATCACGTTCATCTGCTGGTGTCTTAGCAGTTGAAGGTGTTGTGGTACCTACAATTTCATCTTCAAATACTTTAACAAATAAATCAATTAATTCTACAAATAATACAATTACAAATATTAAATCTGAAGATTTTGCGGATAAAGTATTGCAAACATCAGCTTCAATTGATGTAACAAATTCTGGTTCAGGTGCTTATCTTTTTAACTCACATTATTCAGGAAATAACCCTACATTATATTTAAGAGCAGGTCAAACTTATGCTTTAAATTTAAACGTATCAGGCCATCCATTTCATTTACAAACAGTTTCAGGTAGTTATAGTTCAGGCAATTCATATACAACAGGTTTAACACACATTGCTACAAATGGTACAGTTACAACAGGTGCTTCAGCATTATTACAAGTAACAGGTACTTTATATATTGAAGTACCATCAGGTTCTTCAACAACAATTTACTATGCTTGTCAATTTCACGGAAGTATGGTAGGTAGTATTGTATTAGGACCAATTACAGATACATTTACAGGTGATGGTTCTACTGTGGCATTTACAATAAATAGTGGTAGAAATGTAAATGATATTTTGGCCATCGTTAACGGTATTATATTAGTACCAACAACAGACTATTCAATTTCAACAACAACATTAACTTTTGTAACAGCGCCATCGTCTGGTGCTGAGATACAAGTAAGGTATTTATAAAATATGAAATTAAAACAATTATGAAAAGTCGTATAAATAGTAAGAAAGAATAATAAATTATGCCAGCAATTATCACAAATAAATTTAGAATACACAATTCTGAACAATTTTCAGAATCATTTTCAGAGGCAACACCAAACGTATATTATCTTGCGATAGGTAGACCTCAGGCCTTTGCAACACAAACACGAGGAGACTCCAGAACAGACAATCAAGGTTCTGACGCATCTCCATTAACACCAGTAGACTCAATACAGGAAGAATTTTATGTGTTTGATGATATGATTGCTGCGAAAAAAGTTACATCTTCAAGCGTTTCATTTGTAATACCAAGAAGAAACTGGACAACTGGTACAACTTATGACTATTACAGACACGATTATGGTAATCGTGTAACAGGCACAACAACCACACAAACGGCAAATAGTGGTGCCACAAATCTTTTTGATGCAACGTTCTATGTATTATCATCAGCAAATCACGTATATAAAGTTTTAGATAATAATTCAAACGCTGCATCGACAGTTGAACCAACCGGTACATCAACTTCAGTATTAACAACTGCAGATGGTTATAAATGGAAATATATGTATTCGCTTTCTGCATCTCAACAAGTAAACTTTTTATCTACAGATTTTATGGCCGTGGCAACAGACGGTACAGTTTCAGGTGCTGCTGTTGATGGCGCAGTACGTATTGTAAAAATTAAATCTGCAGGCACTGGTGGAACAAACGGAACACATACAGGTGTTGCGATACGTGGTGACGGTTCATCTGGAACAGTAAGTGTTACAGTTTCAGGCGGTGTTGTAACGGCAGTTACAGTTACAAACGTGGGTTCAGGATACACTTTTGCCTACATACGAAATTCAGACATTGTTGCGGCTGGTGCAACAGGTCTAACAGGCGCTGAATTAGATGTAATAATAGAGCCAAAGGGTGGACACGGTTTTAACGCTGTTACAGAGTTGGGTGGATTTTTTGTAATGTTAAACGTAAACTTTGAAGCGTCTGAGTCAGCAAACACAGGCGACTTTACAATAACAAATGATTTTAGACGAGTAATGTTATTGAGAGATATTAAATCTGGTGGTTCTGCCGCATCCGCAA